ACAAGCACAACGACATGAGCGAGAGCACCGAGGCCGAGGAGGCCGAGGAGGCCGAGGAGCCGGATGAGGATGAGGAGGATAGTCGTGACGGCACCGAGACCGAGGAGCAATCAACAACGCAATCCATGAGCGAAACCGACGAAACCGAGAGCGAGACCGAAACCGAGACCGAGAGCGAGGAGTCCAAGGAGACGGAAGAATCCGAGGACACGCTTGAGGCCATCAAGAGCACCGTGGAGGAAAACAACACCCTCGCCAAGGAGGCCCAAGAGTCCGTGGAGGACATGGAGGGCCGGATTGAGGACCTTGAGAAAGAGGTCTTTAGCGAGAGTGAGGAGACCGAGGAGACCGAGGAAACGGAGGAGTCCAAGGAGGAAACAGAGGCCGAGGAGTCCACCGAGGACGCCGAGAAAACCACCGAGGAGGCGGTTAAATCCGCTCTCGGTATCGAGGAGGATCTTCCCGAGGACCCCGAGGAGCGCCGGGAGGTTGTGCGTAAGAGCCTCGCGGAGCCGGATGCGGAGGCCGGCGTGGCCACGGGGACCGGCATAGAGTGGGATCAAAGCGACTTTGAGGAGGTGATGTAGATGGGAATTACCCGCAATCACACGAGCACCGTTGTAAAGAGCGAAAACGCCGGGCCGGCCATCGGGCCGCGAGAGGCCCAAGCGGCCCACCAGCGGGCCTTTGGAGACCTCCTTGAGTCCATCGAAAAGGAGGCGGGTATCCCCGGTGACCAAATGACCTATTGGGACCCGATGGGCTTTGGCAACTCGCGGGGAGAGGCGATTGACTTCAAGAGCAAGCTATACGAAAAGTATGGTGATGCTTTTGAGACGTTCAACCGTCTCCAACGCCAAGGTGCATCCGTCAAACAAGCGGCCGAAAAAGTGGCCAAGCAAATCGGGAGGTCCTCTTACTCGATCCCGATTTTCTTCACGCCGGAGGTTTTCATCACAGACCGCGAGTACACGCCGCTCGCGGACATGATGACGCGGACGGCCGTCCAAGAGGACACCATCAAGGTGGATGAGCTTGAGAGTCACGGTGACGCCTCATCCTTCAATGAGCCGGATGGTGGCGGCCAAAATTGGCCGGAAAATGATGACACCTACGGCAACAATTCGTATGATGTGGTTTCATACGGACGCCGTAACAAGGTCACCGACTTTGTGCAACTCTCCGCCAACACGCTCCGCTCCACGCGGGCGCTCACGGAGGAGGCACAAGTCACGGCCATCCGCCAGTACGAGGAGGCTCAACTCATCGAGGGTCAAGGGTCCGTGGACGCGAACCTTTCCGGCAACGACTCAAGCGGGTTCAAGGGTCTCACGGACTTTGCGAGTGATGAGTCCAACACCACGGACGCCGCGGGGAGCACCATCACGCTCTCCGATGTGCGGGATAACGTCGAGAGTCTCCGCCGGCGTGGAGCCAACCGGGAGGACATTCTCCACGTCACGGATCACAAGACGTACAAGGACCTCCAAGGCACTCTCGATGACTACACCCGGTACGAGAGTCCGGGTGAGGAGTTGAGCTTTGGGTTCCAAGCGTTGGAGATTGATGGCACTCCCATCATGGAGTCCCACGGCTCTCCGTACACGGACGGGGAGCGCCTCTTTACCTCCTTTGACGCGAGCGCGTTTTACATGGCCATGCTCCAAGACGTGACCATGCACCCGCTCGCACGGGACTCGCCCCAAGAGGAGTTTGCCACGGACGCTTACGGCGTGTTCGTGGCGGAGGCTCCAAGCCGAGTGGAGGCCATCCACAACCTCGCGTGAATAGCGTGAGGACCCCCACACAACCATGCCTGCAATTGTCAACTCACCGCGGGCACTCCCCAACATTGAGGGAGAGGTGTACACCACCACGGCGACCCTCTCCTCGGGGAGCGCCACGCTCACGTGGACGGACGTGGATGGGATTGACCAAGACCCGGATACGGAGCCGGAGGTGTTTGTCATCGGGACAAACGCCGGCCAAGCGGTAGGAGTCACCTCCAAGGGCACGTCTCAAGCCACGCTTGATGACGGTTCCGGGAGCAACTCCAACACGGTCCGGTGTCTCGTGGTCATCCCGCCGGCGTAACGGCACTCAACCACCACCCGTTTTTTATCGAGAGACCGAGGAGCGGCCATACTACGGTAGTGCGGAGGTCCCCGCTCGCGGCGCAAGAGTAAAGCCACACCCCTATGTGCGGACCGATATGGCAAAGACCGAGTTAGTGGACGACTCTACCTTTTACGGCACCGTGGCCGGGGTGGAGACGTACATCCGCAATAAGGACTTTTCCACGTCCACGGACCTCTCCACGGGCGAGGTGGAGACTAAGCTCCTCGCGGCGAGTGAGTGGATTGACTCCTTTACCCGGCGAGCGTGGCGGACACGCCGGGTGACGGACCGGACACTCCGTGTGGATATAAGCCGAAAACAAGAGCGGTGGTATGAGAAAGGCCGGCGCTCCATGTCTCCGTATCGAGGCCGGACTCAAGTGCTTGCGCCGGTGGACCCGTGGGCACTCGTGAAACTCCGGTATTACGATATTGAGACCGTCACCAAGGTGGAGGTGCTCCTCCCGCGAGAGGTGACGGACATCACGAGTGACCAAGGGAGGAGTGATGGAGAGTGGCACGTGGAGACCACGGACGGGAAGCTCTATGTGGATATATCCAACTTTGCGGCCGGACCCACCCGCGGTGGGGGAGTGGTCCCCAATCCAAAGGTCAATGTGTCCTTTGATTATGGTATGGCCACCTCCGCGCTCCCGGATGACGTGGCGGACGCCGCGGAGCGGCTCGTGGCCGCGGACCTCATTAACACGGACTCATACGGTGCCGTCCTCGGCAATGGGCCGGAAAACGTCCCGGACATGACCACCGGAGCGAGTGAGCTATTTAGCGGAGCCATGACCAAGCTCACGCCGTATCGAGGGATGGGAACCGTCCTATGAGCGGGGAGGTCACCTTTCAACTCAATGAGGCCAAGATGGAGGAGGTCTTTGCCAGCCTTGAGCACGGTGGGGTGGTGACGTACACAACGGATTATGCTCACCACATCGAGTTTGATTCATTTTGGGGGAGCACCGCGCCACCGTTCTCCGCGCTCCGGGATTGGGTGGACCGAAAATGGCCGGACCTCAATGGCGAACTCAAGGATGAGGGTATGCCCACGGATGAGGAGGGCAACAACCTCGTGCCGGAGGGGAGTCCGCGCCACCGGGATGGGGTGACGTGGGTGGTGGTCAACTCCATCCAAGAGACGGGTATTCTCGGGATTTTCTATGGGAGGCGGTCCCTTGAGTACGGAAAGCAACAAGCCAACTCCGTGGCGAGCGAGTATGAGGGGACGGATGACCCTCGTGCGAGCGAGAAAATAGTGGAGGACATATTGGACTTGATGTTTGAGACCTCTCAAGATATTATTGCCGAGGAGGCGAGTGACACGGGCAACCTCCTCCAATCGGGGTTGGTGGATACCACCGAGGACCTAAGTGAATTGCCGGAGGCCAACTAAGCATGACCGTCCACGCCGTGCTCATCAAGACCGCCACCACACCAACGCCGGACCTCGTGAATGACGTGCGAGCGGCCCACGCCTCACTCCCGGAGGCGCTCCCGGACCAAGCACGAGAGTTTGATACCGTGCCATCCACACCGGAGGAGGTGGCCCCGGAGCACGAGGCGGGGTTGTATCGGTATGCCGAGAGCGAGGCGAAAGCCACCATCCTCGATGACTTGGAGGGAGCCATCCCGGCCGTGACCGCGTGGTATGGACTTTGGCACCACGCTTGTGAGCATGACCTCCCCGGCGATATGCGGAGCGGGTGCCCGGATTGGTCCGTGGAGCGTGCGAGTGGCTCCGTCCCAACGGAGGTGAGGCCCTAATGCCCTCCACGTTGGCGGACGCCGTGACGTGGGACGTGGCTCCACTCTCCAAGAATTACATCCGGGACAATTGGGGGAGTCTCTCGGCCTCCTCATCCCCGAGTGAGCCATCCACATTCCGCCTCGTGACGGAGGATGAGGACGGCAATCCCAAGAAGGGGTGGGACCCCGCCGGCGAGGAGTACGTCCTCGTGAAAGAGATTGATGAGAGCCGGACCATCGAGTGGATTGATGGGCCGAGGGACGTGGCGGACCTCTCCGCGGTGGCGGAGATACGGGCCACCACGCCGGCCTCACGTGCCCGGAGAACGGAGTTACATGATGAGTTGCTCGTGCTCTATGAAAACGTGCGAAAGCGGTCCTCGCAATCCCTCGGGGATTGGGATACGGTCACAATGGAGCCGCACAACGTCCCCGATGAGCAATTTAACTTTTGGATGGTGGAGATGACATGGCTCTTTGAGAAAGAGGCCGTGGCGCTTGTATAAACCGCATACCACTATATCAATCCCGAGTGATTACCTCGGCCTCGGCCTCGCAAAGTATAATTGTCTTAAAGGGGGGTAAATTACTACTTAAGGGGTTGGCTAATCTCACCGTGTGGGTGGCAAAACCTTAGTGACACCCCTATGTGGCCACGCTCATGTCCGCGTCACCGTACAAAGGAGAGGACACCCAATTAGCCGTGGGGACGGAGAGCACTCAAGGCACGTCCGTCTCGCCAACCCGGACGTTTGGAAAGGTCCAAGAGGAGGTCACCCCGCCGGACCCCGAGGTGGATTGGCGTCCCGTCCGCGTCATCGGTGGAGACCGCACTATCTTCCAAAAGCACGAGGGCCAACACGAGTATCAAGGCGGGGAGGTGCCCATCATACTCTATGATGGAGCGCCGATTGCTTACGCAATGGGGGATGAGACGGTCAATAGTGATACCGACATTGACGGCAACACCTCCACGGGCACGGACACCCACGAGTTGAGGCCGAAAAATGACGGTATCCCCCCGTCTCAAACCA